AAAAACAAACAAAACAAAACAAAACAAAATAGAAACTCAGCGAACAACTGCAGTTAACTATTCTGTTGCAATGGCTTTCCATCATCGCACTGGAGCCCAAGTTTTGTTAAATTCTCTAAACTCTGATGAACAGACGAAGGTGCTTAAAGAAGCAGTGACGGCACTGAAGAATTATGAATCACAGAACTTGAGTGTTAGTCCTTATTGCATGTCCGATAAGGCCCGACTTCTCTTGGATGAATCTGGAATTCCTCTTTCTTCCACGCCATTTGTTTCACATTCACACCCAGTCTGTAAAACTTTAGAGAATCATTTGCTTTTCAATGTGTTACCTATGTATATAAAGGATAACTCGTTTGTGATTATTAGTATGAAGCAAGAAAAATTTAATCTCTTTTCTGCTAGAAATAAGTTGCCCTTCCTGGACTTAGTGAATAGGTTTGTAACAGTTAAGGATGTGATTAGGTACAGTAATGATTTTGTTGTTCATAGTAGTAAGGAGGGTTTCAATTACAGGTCCAAAGACAACTTTTTAAGTGCTAACTCTTTAATTCCTGTGCTAAAAAAAAAAGTTGAGTTGGACCCAGAAAAAAGAAAAAAAAGTTTGAACATATTTATGCACGATGAACTTCACTACTGGGGTTATTTAGAATTGTCTTCATTTCTGGATCTCTATAAGCCAAATGTCATTATTGGTACGCACATTTTTCCAAAGGAAATTATGAAAGGTTACACAAAATCGGTGAATCCAACTGTGTACCAATTTGAAATTGATGGGGATAATTTCCACTTCTTTCCTGATGGAAAAAGGACTGAAAGCTACACTCAGAAAATCTCTTCACAGTTTCTGCTAAGGGCCAGGAAAATAATCACAAAAGGGGGGCAAGTGTACACTGTCTCAGTTCCTTACACGATATTTGCTCACTCAATCATTGTTATTAAAAGGGGTGACTTTGAAACTGAGAATGTTCGTTTCTTTGATCAGAGCGAATGCCTTGACCTTCATGATATATGTAAGTTTGGTACCAATTTCTCCAAGGGTGTAGCCATTTCAACTGAATTGCTCACAAATATGATCTCCTATTTAAAAAGTCTCAAAAAACCTGATGTGCAGTCTGCAATAGCTAAATTAAGAATGTTCAAAGATGATGTTACTGGGGAGGAAATTCAATTCATTACAGAATTCACAACAATGTTAATTAAAAATCATGAATCAAATAAACTGATAACAAACGACTGGATGAACAACAAAATGGCTGATCTGCTTGACTTAGCCCCCCCAGGTATAAGAAAGTTCTTCAAGTGCTACAAACAAAGTAAATTGGCAGATTTGTTAAATGGACTTGGGAGAGTTATAGTTAGGATTCAGACAGTTATTTTTGATAAAGAGTACAAAAAAGAAGAAAAAACTCTTGTGGTTCTCGGGGAAATTAAAAAAATCAATCAGTCAGACAGACGATTACTATGTTGGAGAAATCACACACAATACTCAGTCAGTGATTGCAAAAAGGTTGAAAAGTTGATGCTGTCAGGACTAGGTAGGGAACAGAGAATAGCTAGGAAAAACGAACATATCCTAAAGTCCAATTGCTCAGTTACTGATGCATGCAAATGCTATTTGAAAAATCAAGCTTTCCCTGGATTTGACCCCCGTGGATTGTCAAAGGGAACTTTAAATGATGTCAACTCTGAAGGTTTAAAAATTCTCGTTGACCAGACAATATCCAGAGCCAGAGGCAATCACTTGTACCTCACTGATTACTCTTGTGCACGAGTTACTGCTCACTACTCATCAAAAACAATTAAAACCAAAAAAGAAGAACTGAGGATTGAAGACGATTTTGTGGATGTTGTAGACATGGACTTCCTTGAGTTAGCATATGAAAAAGAGAAATACAAACAATTTCTCTTAGAAGAAAACAATGTCAAAGTTGAAAATGGGGATAAAGAAGATGATGAAACACACATTCATAAAGCTGTGAACACTTCAATGCTGCCTTCTCCGGAGCTCTCAAAAGAACAATTATTGCCCACAAATAGAAAAGGAAATGAAGGAAAACAATGGAAAAAGAGAGGTAGTGGTTGGGGGAGGTCCAATTCGCTCTTTCAGTATGAGGAATTCAGCGTGGGTGATGAGAAATATGTGCCAATTGAAAAATTTAACAAGGTCAATGTAAATGGAGATGGAAATTGTCTATTTCATTGTATGGCTATTAAAAGTGGTTTCTCAGTAGATCAACTTAAAAAACTCATCAGGAATTCGATTGAGGAAATGAGTTTGGATGATGTCCAAAGAGATTTGCTGACGAGAGAGTTAAATGTGGAAGAATTGCCAGGTTCACTGTCAATTGGTGCCATTTCACATGTTTTAGAAATTGGAATTCAAGTAATTGAATATGAAGATGGTGTAATGAAATGTAGTCAAGTTAACGAAGAGCCATACGTGAATCTATTTTTACAGAATGCTCATTTCCAACTTCTTGAAATCAAAAATATTTGTGTGGTAAAGTGCATATCAAAAATTATTAAAAGGCCATGTTTTTATGTGATGAGGAGAATTTACAACGCATGTAGGCACATTTATCATGAGTTACAAGAGGGCCACGGTCTGGATATCACTTTTTTAGGAGAATTATTTAACAGCCTCGGCCTCCATGTTCAAGTGCACATTGATGGGGACATTTTTGAATTTGGAAGTGTGGGGCCCATATCTGAAGTTATTATTGAAAATAATCATATGAGCATCTTGGAAAAGCCCTCACTGGTTGATGGCTCACACTCACCAAAGGTTGAAAGGAACACCCTTGTACCTGAAGACAAGATCAAGAGTCTCACAATTTTAAATAAAAGGTACATAATACCGTCAGAGGCTAGAGTGTCGCGATTGTATGAAAGTTTCATAGATGGTTATACTGGTGTGATAGCCTCTGAAATATTTAAAAATAGAGCAGTGAAGTTTGACTATTCAGAAAGGTTAGTCAGTTTTCATGTTGGCATTTTTGGTTCTGGTAAATCAAGAAATTTTGTTAATTTCTGCAAGGCTAACCAAGGGTACGCAATTCTGGTCATCTCTCCAAGAAAGGAACTGGCAAGTGATTTACAAAAGAAAATGGACCTCTCGAGGAAAACTTCTATCAAGATATGTACATTTGAAACAGCTATGAGTTTTATGCCATGGAGTGGTAATTTGGTAATTATCGATGAGCTTCAACTTTGCCCTCCTGGCTACCTGGATTTTTTGCTCGCTATATCCAATAAAGAAACCAAATTTATAGCTACAGGTGACCCATGTCAAGCTTCTTATGATAATGAAACTGATCGAATGATTTTTGACGAGGTCCCCACTGATTTTGAATATCACATGATGGGGGAGGAGTACAGTTACAACGCTACATCACATAGATTTATAAACACAAATTTCAGATCAAGAATGCCTGCAAATTTAAGATTCACTGAGTCAGTTAGCGAGCCATGGCTAGTTGAGACTGATATCAATGAAGTGAGGATGAGTGAAGCTGATGTTGTACTAGTTTCATCTTTTGGAGAGTTGAATTATTACAAGAAAATGTTTAAAGGGAAAAGGGTAATAACATTTGGCCAATCTACTGGCCTAACTTTTGACTATGTGGCGGTGGTTGTTTCAAGAACATCCTTTTCGACAGATGAAAAAAGGTGGTTAGTCGCCCTCACTAGGAGCAGGAAAACGATTCTTTTCTTCTTTGAAGAAACCTTGTCACCTGAAACAGTTCTTGAAATAGATCCAGATCATTTACTTTCCCTTTTTTTAACTGAGAGGGCCAGTGTTGACACCCTTTTTGAAAAAAATTTCCTTAACTCAAAAGCAAAAATAGTGAATGGCTTTAAAATTGGTGCTGATGAAGTTGACAGAGAGGAAAGACTACAAGGAGATCCCTGGCTTAAGAGCATGATTGACCTAGCACAGAGAACATTTGTTTCTGAGGAAGAAATGGTGGAAGCTGGCATCAAAGAAAATTTTGGAAAAGTCCATGTACCAATTGAAGAAAGGGAGGTTTACAGGTCAAAAATAGTGGACTTATTCACCCCAAAGGAAAGACGGGAGATGAGAATTAGAAATATGCAAAGTCAACAATTTTCTGATAGAGAAGAACCAAGGAATAAGAATTTAATCACAAATCAAGCTCAAAAATTTGAAAGTATATACCCCCGGCATCGAAACTCTGACACTGTAACTTTTCTAATGGCAGTTAAGAAAAGATTGAGTTTTTCACAACCAAGAAAGGAAATGCAAAGGTATCTTATGAACAAGAGAAAGGGGGAGGAAATGGCTGATGCGTTTGAGAAATTTGTTCCCATTAAAAGTAACTTTTCTCGAGAGAAATTTATTGAAGCCAAGATGGAATTTGAAAGCAAAAAATTGGAAAAGAGTAAGGCAACAATAGAAAACCATGCACAGAGATCAAATAGGGAATGGAAAATTGATGAAGCTATGATATTCATGAAGAGTCAACTCTGCACAAAATTTGAAAAGAGGTTCGTTGAAGCTAAAGCTGGACAAACATTGGCTTGTTTCTCCCACATTGTGCTTTGCAGATTTGCCCCATATGTGAGATACATGGAGAAGATAGTGAACGAAAATTTGCCAAAAAATTTTTACATTCACAATGGGAAAAATTTTGATGATCTGAATGATTATGTGAAAAAAAATAACTTTAGTGGCAGGTGCATAGAGTCTGATTATGAAGCATTTGATGCATCTCAAGACAGCCAAATATTAGCATTTGAGGTGGCAATAATGAGAAGAATGAATATGCCTCAGGAATTCATAGATGATTATGTTTGGCTAAAGTGCAACTTGCGAAGTAAGTTGGGTAATATGGCCATTATGCGATTTACTGGTGAAGCTGCCACCTTTCTGTTTAACACTATGGCAAATATAGTGTTCACCATAATGGCTTATGATTTGAAGGGAGATGAATGCATACTTTTTGCCGGAGATGATATGTGCATGAACACTGTTAGAAGAGCTAACAATTCCTACACACATATTCTCAAGAATTTGAAACTAAAGGCAAAGGTGGGAATCACCGAAGAACCAACTTTTTGTGGGTGGAGATTGACCATACATGGTATATATAAAAGGCCACAACTCATTTTGGAAAGATTTATGATAGCAATTGAGAATGGCAATCTTGAGAACTGTATAGATAATTACGCCATAGAATGTTCATATGCCTATAAGTTAGGTGACCGGCTTGTGTCAATGTTTTCTGAAGAAGAGAATTGTGCTCACTACATTTTGGTTAGATACATAGTTAAAAAGAGGCATTTGCTAAAATGTTCTATTCGTGAACTGTTTAAAAATTGTGATGAACAGCTCGTTGGAAAACTTAAAGCAGTTGATTGAAAATTTTGGATTCACGGCAACAGGCAATCCAGTAACTGACAAGATTGTTATTCATGGTGTTGCTGGTTGCGGAAAGAGCACATTGACAAAGGAACTGCTAAAGGATAACAATTTCAATATTGTGAATGCCCTATCCAAGGAAGATTTTGATATCACTGGCCAATACATTAAAAAGGAGCTGACCACTTCTGATAGCAAAATAAATGTTTTAGACGAGTACCTTTCAGTTGACTGTCATAAAGGATTTCAAGTATTGTTGGCAGACCCTTTTCAGTACAAAGGCAAACCCTATCTCGCTAATTACATCAAGAAGAAAAGTCACAGATTCAAGAAAGAGCTCGTGCCTATTTTGCTTGAATTGGGTGTGGAGGTTGAAGTGGAGGAGGAGGGCTTGAACATAATCAGGGGTTCTGCTTACGAAATAGAGCCAAAAGGGAAGATAATTTCAGTTGAAGAAGAAGTTGTGAAGTACGTTTCAGAGCATGGTCTAGAAATTCATTACCCCAGTTGCATTCAGGGACAGGAATTTGATGTGGTTACTTTCTACCACAAAGAGGATTTGAGGGCACTTGATAGATCAGACGTGTATGTTGCATTGACAAGAGTTAGGGAGGAACTTAGACTTTTGCAACTTTGATGGCACTATCCAGACCACCTGATTACACGAAAGTGCTGCTTGTTAGTTCTCTGGCTGTTGGGACTGCGATCATCATCCACTTTCTAAGAAGAAGTGAGCTACCACACGTGGGTGACAATCTACATCATTTACCTTACGGTGGTTCATACTGTGACGGAACGAAAAGAATAAATTACGGGGGTAGTCACAACAAACATTCACTGATCACTTTCAACCCCCTACTCTTGGTTTTCATCTTGAGTGCTTTAATTTATGTCTTATCAAAGCGTGATTCCATGTCTGTTGGTGTTCATAACTGTGGTGCTGGTTGCCATGTACATATTAGACGCAATAGATAATCGTAGTTACCAGAATGTGTGTTATATTGAAGTTAATGGAAATAGGGCGTTTGTTAGGGGTTGTGAAATAAACGAACAACTGGCTTCAGTGATTAGAGAGCTCAAACCAGTTAAGTTCACTTGCTAGGTATCACTTAGGTTTGTGTGATGTTTAATGATAGTTAAAGTATTTGTGTGTATTGTGTGACTAGAATCTAATGGCTACCGACGAGAAAAAGGAAACGATGACCAACTCAAGCTTTGATGCATTTGCTCACAAATTAAGCAAAAGGCTGGAAAAGAAAGAATATGACAGTTCAAACATGGTCACTCAACCAACTCTTGAACAAATGGCAAAGTTTGACTTTAAAAACGTGTGCTTAGACATTGCGACAAAGGCTGAGTTGGAATGGATTTCAGAAAGTTGGAACATGCGTTTGAACTTGCCCAAAGAGAAAAATTTTGAAACAGCTCTGGAAATAGCTGAAGTCTGCAGGCACAATGGATCTAGCTCGGATATAACTTTCAGAGGTAGAAGTAGAAGTGGAATTGAGTATTCATCTTTGGTTGCTGCAATTAGAGAAATATGCCCTCTCCGTCAATTTTGCCGGGCTTATGCAAATTTGGTGTGGGAGAAGTCGCTAGCTGAAAAGAATCCACCACAACACTGGCAGAAACGAGGGTTTAAGGAAAGAGTGAAGTATGCAGCATTTGACTTCTTAGACGCTGTTGGTTCAGACGCAGCTATAATGCCTCCAACCGGAATATCAAGACTGCCTACAGATGAAGAGCTAAATGCGAATCTGGCTGCCAAAAATATTGCAGTAATTAACTCAGCTAGGAAGAAGGGCAACAATACAGTTCAAAATCTTGAAGTGACTGGAGGTCGTTCAGGGGTCAAGCCAGAAATCATGAGTCTCAAACTAAATAATTAGCCAAAGCTTGCAAGTAAGATCTAATTAATATATAAGCTTGTAAGGATAAAAATAAATATGTTTTACTAAATTTTACA